AATTGCTTTGTCATTCATGCTTGAAAACTCGCTAAACTCACCTTTAAAGGCAAGGTCTTTTAAGGCTTCCTGATTTTGTACGTTAAACCGTACAGATGGACCAAACTCTTTTAGTGACTTAGATATTTCTTCTGATTCAATAAATGGACGCTCTGCTTTAACGGTTGCTCCATTAAGTTCATCAAGAACTTTGTAACCTTCAAATTCTGCAAAATCTCCAGCAAACCTAGCGGTATCTTTACCATCTTTAGTTTTAAGGAAAGAAGGTTTGAACTTACTTAAAAGCATAGAATTTGCTACGGCTTGATTCAACATTGTTGGATTATCAGCCATTGCTAATTGTTGTTCTTTGGTATAATGCTTTCCAAGAATATTATACACAGTATCGTAAATAAATCCTAAATTTCTGTCTGCTTTTTCTTTTCCACTGACAGTTATTTTTGTCCCAGCAGGTCTTGCAGCACGAATTGCTCTAGATGCGGCTCTTCCTTTTATGTAATTTCCAAAACCTTCTGCTCCAGCAATTACGCCAAACATACCAAGTTCTTCTACTGAGGAACGAAGTCCAAGTCGTGGATAAAGGTTTAAGAAAGACCAGCCATCAACAATTTTTCTGCTATAAATATTATTTGTAACACTGCCAAATAAAGAAGTGAGAACTCCGCCACGCTGCGCTATTTCTCTCCATTGAGCAAAATCAGGTAATGAGCGGTAATCACTTAATTGATACTGGCGGATAGCACGAGGAGTACCATCAAGAGTCTGACCAGCATTAAATCTATCTAAGAATATATTATCAGCAGTTGCTACATCGTCAAGTTGGTTAACTTCTATTTCTTTAACTTTGCCTTTAAGTTCTTTTTTGGTCTTTAGTTCTCTACCAAGTCTTGCGGCAACAATCTTAAGTTCGTCATCAATTGCATTAACACGGTCTAAGTCACCAGCAGCAAGCGCATCTGCTCTATCAGCCTTAAGGGCTTTAGAGCGTTGAGTATACTCTGCAATTTTTGCATTTACAGAAGCAATAAGGCGAATAGCCTTACCTTCTGCGTTTGCTGTAGTAAGGGCATCTTGTACTTTTTGGCGCACACCTTTAGGAGTGGTAAGTGCAGAGCCACCTTTTATTGTTCTAAGAACATCTGCAAGGTCACCTACATCAACAGCACTTTGGCTTGGTGAATAAAGTTCTCTTGACATATCATCAAGTTTAGAAAGGGCAAGTCTTCCCTCATTAGATAGGTTAAGTCCCATGCCCACACCTAATGTTTTAAGCAAGCCCTGAAATATAAGAAGTCGGTCACCTTCGCTGGCATTCAACCAAACTGCACGCATTTGACCAGCAGATGTTTTATCAAGAACAGTACGTGCTAGTCTAAAAATTTGAGTTGCACTAGAGCCATCACTGATACTAATAATGCGTTCATTTTTAGGGGCAATAGCAAATGCACGGACTACTCTGTCTACCCTAGCAAGCATTGACTGGTCTTTTGCTGTGTACAGTTTAGGACCTGCTTTTTCAAATCCAATTTTTCTTGCCCATGCTATTGGGTCATCAGAAAATTGTTTAACAAAATCCTCTGTACCTTTTGTGGCTTCAAGTGCTGAATAACGTTGAGTTCCCAGAGTCTTAGCAACTAAATCTTTAATTAAATTACCTGATGTACGAGCAAGAGTCATGCGTGGTATAAGTGTATCTTTACCAGCAACGCCAGCATTACCCGACAAGATTGCTGTAAAACGTTCACCGTTACCAAAGTATGTTAATGCATCATCAGCATTACGAACATCGGCTTTAGCCAGGTCGTTAACTACATTGATATTAATTTCAGGAAATCTATCTTGCAAGCGATTAAGGGCTTGAGCCTTAGTTGGTAAATCTCCATTACGAAAAGTCTCAATTAACTTTCCTGCTTCATCCCAATAGGCACGCACTCTTGGTCGACTAAATGCTTTTTCAATAGAAATACTGCCTTCGCCAACTTTAATAAATCCATACTTGGCAACCATTAAGCCACGATTTATTTTACCACCAATAATAAGTGGGTCAAGAGCAAAGGTTACAGTAAAATCAATTGGCGCAGATATAACACTAAACAGTGCTCTTGCTTTACCATCACCTAAAACTGCTTGCTCATACTCATGAGGAAGTAATGATATTACTGCACGAGCAGCATCTCTACCAGGGCTTAATTTAGATTTTTCAAATCTTGCTACAGCATTAGAAACTTCTTTAAGTGCTGTTTCATCGCCACTTACGTAACGATTAATTAAGTCTAAAACTCCAGGATTATCTTGATATTGCTCAAAGTTTTCAATTAAATCTTCTTTAGAAGCAAGTAATCTACCTACATATGAAGCAGCAGGAGTTAAGTCTTTATTAAATTGAGCAACTGCTTTTTCGTCAAATACTCTATTTGGTGCAGCAGCCTGCTCCCAATATTTTTTCCATGTTGTAGAATCATCTGTTGGAAGAGCATCTTCTCCACCAGGAAGTAATTCTTTAAATCCTTCTACAGTATATCTAAGTTGAGCCTTAAGTGCATTTTCGCCCTCGGCAGCCGCTAGACTAGCAGCCATATAAGGTTGTTTAACAAGTTTTTCTTGAGGCCGTACTAAAAGTTCTAGTCCTTTTTCAACTTTAGTAGCGGTCTTGCCACCAACTTCAGTTTCGGTAAACTCTTCAATTAATCCCTGACCAGCACCTTTAATTGCTTTGCCAGTAGCCTGAAGAGCGCCCATTGGACTTAATGATGAAAGATTTTTAACAGCATCAATTGCTGTAGTTCCACCACCGTACCAAACAGCACTCTTAATAGAAGATAGAATATTTCCTAAAAAACTTTTATCTTCTTTGGCATACTTTGGACTATAGATTGATGTCAAAGCGTCACGAGTAACCTTGTCCATCGCTTGAAACTTTTTGTAAGCATCTGCTTGTGAAAGTGAAGTAAGTTCATTATGTTTATTGCGTAGGTCAACCATCGCAGCAAGTTGATTAACTTCATTTTTTGGCAAAGCCTTTTGAGCAGCCGCTGTTGCTACACCAGGTGCAGACTCAGCAATTTTAGTTAACGGTTTGTCCTTCTCGGCCATTAAAGACCTCGTGAGGCAACAAAATTATAAAGGTCCTGTACTTCTCCTGTAGGGTCGATATCAATCATTGACGCAAGAATTTCAGATAATGAACGTTCACGAGGCAAGTTAAGTGCTTCACTTCCTGGGCCTGCGCCAAAATCCATACCAGCAGTTAATGGTTCATCTGCTCTCTCGGTAGGGGCAGTTAAAGGTGTAATAGGTGGTAGCATTGCAGCAAGAGGATTTGCATTTGATGAAGCAGATTTATTTGGTCCAACCATTGGTGCACTTTGTTGTTGTGCCATAGTTGTTTGTCCCTCGCCATATGGAAGGCCTGAAATGTAACGTGCAGGTTGTGTACCTGATTGTCCTGCTCCGCCAGTTGCAGAAACGTTTGCTGGATTATTCTGTGGCGCTGTTGGGCGCATTCCTCCACGATTCTCAGCCATCATTCCTCCTACTTAATTTTTCTAGGTTGTTCTTTTGATATATATGGACCTGCTGTAAATGCTGTAAGTTTAGACGCAATTTCCATTGCTTCGTATGCATCTGCTCCAGCATATAGAGCACCTAGTGCGTATGTAGCACCAGAGCCTGCAGCGTATACTCCATCTGCAGATTTGCTTATTGATAACTCTTGGTCGACATCAAATATCTCTCCACCAACAGCCATAATAAATTGAAATCTATTTTCTTTTGTATCTTCTTCAAAGTTATAACCATTCTCTGACATACACTTACGCAAAGAAGGCATAGCCTTAACAATCATAAAATGATATAAATCTTCTTTGTCCTGTTTAGTTGGAACTGGTGGTTCCCAGATATGTTGTGCTATATCGCAAGGAAGTGTTTCGCCAGAACCAGCAATTAAAAACATTCCATTTTCTGAAATCTTTTTAACTTCAGGATGAGTATAAATTCTACCGTCAGCATCAGTTGTTTGACTATCAGCAACTATGAAACAGCGGTCTTTATGTTCTATTCCTATAATTGTTGTCATTGTCCCCTACCTAATTAACTTCTAGTTACTACTCTTCCGCCTGCTTTTCCACTTGCAGTTAAACTGGAAAGAATTGTTTGAATATCTGGTGGTGCAGTTGGTTCAGCCATTATCTCTCCTTGAGGAGGACCTCCTACTGGAGCACCAGAGGGAGCAGGGGACGTTTGCTCAACCATAGGATTAGAGGCGCCAGCAGGAGGAACTTGTTGCTGTGGAGCAAAGGTAGCCTCTATAGCATCTTCTAATGCTTGTCCCTTTTGGCGAGCCTTAATTACCGCAGCAATCTTTCTAACAACATCAGAAGCGTCCTGTCCCTGTGTAGCCATCTGTGGTATTGCTTGTGTGTAAGCAGTTAATGAACCAAGTAATGCTGTACGCATATCCTCAATTTCAATCTTCTCAAGTTCTTGTGTTACGTTAACAGTAAATGGCAACTCACGCATAGCCATATCCTTAGAGATTAACTTGCCTCCAAGAGCCTGTAACATAAAGATAAGACCTTGGGCTGGGTTAAGACCAGCAAGCATTCCATAACGGACATCTGCTGAATAGTCACCCTTGATGTCTTTAGTTGGCTTATAAGTAATTTCATATGGTGAGCCAGAATCAACGCCACGAATAGTTTTTTCTTCTGGGTAAATTGTTTCATCAATTTCAAAGCAAATATTAATAACATCACGAAGTGCTGCCGCAAAGATTGCTTGTGCTGATTTAACCTGTGTATCAAATGCTCCCATAAGAGCCTGTACACCTTGACCAGTAACGATAGATGCATCAATGTTACCAGTACGTGATTCTGGATAACGAGCACCAACTCTAAGTTCTTGGTTAAGTAAATTCTGTTCTGTGAATGCGCCTTGTGGTAGTGTAAGTTCCACACGTCGAACACCCGCTGGGTTGGCAGTACGGATAACCGCATCGCCACCCAACTGGAGTTCTTGTACATCTTGTGGAAGTACAATTGGTGCCTGTACTGATTTCTCCGCTGCTTCCATTGCCAGTAAGGCGAAACGGTTGCGGAGTAATTGAATTCCAAGTACATCATCAAACTGTCCACGTAGGTCACCATCGATAGATGGTTTACGTGCTACAACTATCATCATCTTACCAAGAGGGTTCTTGGCTTGTGATAAAATTAAATTATCTTTTGCTGGAACATATACAACTGATTGGTCTTTATCGTAGTAACGGATAATTTCTACTTGACCATTTAGGTCTTGCTTATATCCCATCCCACCAAGTAGTATGTTGTCATACTCTGGGAATTGTGCTACTAACTCACCAAGTGTCATTGTGTAGCGTTTTGCAAATGCAACGCATCGTCCATAACGGTCAAACTCTGGGTAAGCACCAATAGGATTTTCTACACGGATGCGAGGAAGTTTATCTTCGTCGTCTAATTCTATAATAAACGGAACAAAGCCGTAGGTTATATACCAGTCTGCTCCTGAGTACATTTGGACCGAGAGGTCAGAGTGTGAAAAATAATTGCTAGCAATACGAGTACGCTTATCGGCAAAAGAACGAGCACGGTCATTGACCTGATTAGCGGCTGAGCAGTTAACCGCTGGAAGAGGTGCCATAACCTCCGAAAGGTCCCTGGCAACGATATCAATAAAATTTGCAACGACATTAGCATCTACACCATCTGGAAAGAAGTCAGGATAGACTTCGGCAATTTTTCCTTTACGAACAGCAAGAACGTCAAGATTACGGGCATCTCTTTCGCTGTTTCGATAACGTAACGATTGTACTCGTGCCGATATCTGTTCAATTGTTAATGCCATTAGTTTCCTATCCGTAAGTTTCTTGCCATTGCTCTGCAAAGGCCTCGTCTAAATTAAGTGAACCTCTATTGGACTTTTGCGCCCTAGTAGCCCATCTGTTATTCTGGTATTGACCAATCCTACTTGATGTTTGCATAAGTTCTCTACAACGGATAACGGCAAACCATAAGGCCATTACACAGTCGGTAGGGTTCTTAGTATCAGGCTTCCAAATGATAAGTTGCTGTACTAAAGACTTAAGGCCTTCAGAGCCTTCATTGCTTGGTAATTCAAGTATATTATTATCTTGGAATCTACCATCTTTGGCTGAACCAAAAATGCTTG